CACCTACGTAATCAGGCAATGGATAATATTTTTGACCTGCTCTATATGGGTTATATACCCATATTTGTTTAGGTTCATCCACAGCTTTATTAGGATTGTAAATAGGAAGATATGGTAAATCTTCAATGCTACGAGTTCCGTAACGATAAGACTCACCCCATTCATCACTAATGTAATAGCCTGGGATACGACCTTTATAATCTTTTTCCTTGGCTCTTAAGTATGAAAAGTCAATATGATAAACTTCAGCTACTTTGGTGCGTGGTTTATTCCAAATAACTTCTAAGGCAAATCCACCAAATAGTTTATAGTCTTGAGCTACTTTTTTGAAGATATCATTCCATGATTCTCCATCGCTGTTTGCGGTGTCGAGCATCCATTCATAGTTAGATACTAATCCTTCACCTACTATTCCATCAACAATAGCGTTAATACAGGTATTGTTGATAGAAGAGTTGTTATATAAGTATATAAGCTCATCTGGGAAATCATTGTAATCACCAAACTTAACGTAGTGATTAGTTTTTTCCTCTTTGATAACAGTTCTCTGTGAACCGTCTTTTACAATATTAGCGAACTTTAGTTTATCCATTGTAAGTAGTATAAGTGCCGTTTTCGTTAGCAGTTATATATGATGTTATAGAACTTTCATTTGAACCACTGATCCATGCTCTATCACTATAAAGTAATGTAACAGGTAAGCTATCACCAGCTGTATCCCACGTTTCATTATAGGCATTCCAAGCTACTGCTACTTGATTCCATACAGCAGCTACTTCTTGTTTTATCCAAATACCAATGTCATATTGACCTGTTGGTGTAGGAATAAGACTACCTGTAGCTGTAAATGTTAACCAGTTGTTATACTGGGTGGGTGCTGATGTAGTTGTTAAATCAAATGTGCCATTAGATTGGTCATATGATTGACTGTAAACAGCAACTAATGAACTATAGTAACCTGAACCTGTATTTACAGTATCAAGGTATACAGCATTAGTATTTGTAGCTTGTGATTTATTAAACTGTAGCATCGATTAGTAGTATAATATACTAAAGGAGGGGGCATGACGCACGCCATAACCCCCTTTCTTTAGTTGAATATGTTAAACGGTAATACCGCTCATTACACCTGCTAAGCTTCCGCTGATTTCAGAAGCTGGTTCTGGTTCTTGACCAGTGAAGGTTAAAGAATAGCCATTTAAATCGCCATATGCGGTGCCACTAGCTCCTGTTCCGGAGAGTAACTGCATACCTCTATCTTGACCTAATAACCAGTAGCGACCAACGCCATCTACTGTTCCGTTATTAGTTTCAACGATAACTTTAAGGTTAGGATTTTGTGCTAATACTTTAACTTGGTTACGAGTAGCTGACTGTAACTTAAAGAATACAGCGTTAACTGTTTGCTCATAGAATACAGTTCCGTTTTCAGGAGTTGATGTAATCGCCTCAGTGAAATCACTGGTTTGACGGAACAACTCGAACTTGAAGAACTCACCACTACCACTAATACCATCGATTAACCCTTCACTTACTGTTGTTACAGTGTCGATTGAACCAGATAAGATGTATAAGTTTGTAATACCACCCGTATTGTCTCTACAACCGAGGGTAAATCCTGATGTAATATCACATGTTGCCATATTATTCTGGTTTTATAGGGTTAATATTAGGCGAGGTCGTTACTTACCCAGAACTCCGGATATGCAACATTAACACCAAGTTTAGTGCTGATTCTATGCTTGATCTGATCTGAGTTTATGTCATACCAAAGCTGGAACTCGCTGAAGTCGCTCATTAAGTCAGTTCCTGCAACGATTTGCTTGGCTGGACCGAGAACAACACGGCTAGAACCTTGTAAACCTACAGTTCCAACAACTTTGATTCCAGGGTTAAATGGATAAGCCATTTCGAGGATACCACCACGATTCTCGATAGAAGATGGGTCGAAGTAGTAAGTGTTAGCAGCACGTAAACCAGCTACATAAGCGCGGAAGTTAGTTACACTCATGAAGAATGTAAGATCATCACGGTCAGCTACGTCAGATGGAGATAAACCGATCATGGCATCCATGATAGTTAAAGCTGAAGCAGCATTGAATGAACCAGTGATTGAGTTGTCAGTTACAACACCAGTAGTAGAACCGCTGATGATAGCTTTTAAGCCATCAGACTCACATGTTCCACCGAAAGTAGAAGCTGAACCTGATACTTGCTGCCAAAGGAACTGATCGTTAGCCTTTTGAAACTGGTTAACTAACAAGCCTGAGTAGGCGTTAGCAAGAGCCCAAGTCTCGTTGTAAGAACCTGGCTCTAAAGATGAGATACCGAGATATTTTTTATCAAGGTCTTTTAAACAGATACCATCGAAAGATGTTCTTGGACATACAGTGATGTTTCTCTGTGAGAAGGCAGCAGAACCAGAAGCGTCGCTTACGCAAGTTCCGTTTTGAATGTAAAGGCTTACTTCAAAAAGGTTGATTGGCTCCTGATACTTAACTCCTTCTTTTACGGTGATATATTCCATAGTGGAACCACCATATACTGATTTAACGAGTAACTCACCGGCTACTTCGTTGTTAAAATCAGTTAAAGCAGATACATTTAAGCTCATTTTAATCTAGATTTATTTATTATTTCTTTTTATTTTTAATCATATTAAGCATGATGTCCATATTTGATGAAGTAAAGCTCTTAGGCTTCTCAACAGCAAACTTAGACTTGTTCATACCTGTAGTCACAGTAGGTTCAGTAGCTGGGAGATTTTCCATCTCTTTTACTTTACCTTCTAACTCAGCCATTTTTTCTTTCATTTTGGCCATTTCTTCTTGCATAGCTTCGGCAAGGGCTTTAACGATTTCTTCGGCATCAACAGCTTCAGCTACAGCTTCATCAACAACATCTGCTACGGCTTCTTCAACCACATCAGCTACTGTTTCTTCTACTACTTCAGCTACTGCTTCCTCTTCCATCATTTCTTCCTTCACCATTTCTTTCTCGCCATCGGCTGACATGATTTCCTCTACAACTGAATCCTTGGTTACGATACGCGTTCCATCTTCTAAACGGTGTTCACCGTCAGGAGCGTCCATTTCCTGTCCCTCAGTAGTAACAACAGTTACTTTATCGCCAACTTGTAACGAATCACCAGGGAACTTAAGAGTAAAGGCACCATTTTCGTCCTTTAACTCACCAAAAGTTTCTTCTGTAGTGTCAGCTTCAACTAGATTGAAATATTCCTTAACAAGATTTTTTAAATCTTCACTTGTCATATTTGTTGAAGTTTAATGGGGTTAATATACAATATTACTCTCTATACATATCATCGAGTGTAAGGTTAACCCTTATTCTTTGATAGTATATGGATTTGATAGCTGGGCGTAACAAATCGCCGCAGCTTGTCTATTATCATATTCGCTGGATAAATCAGCAATACAACGTGAAATAAACTCATCACGTGATTCTCCAGCAGTTCTTGAAGGGATTGGCATATTTTTTTTATTTAAACGTGAGTATTAGTTTTTTTGTTCGTAACTTTATCCCATTGAGATAATAAGAGATAGAGGGAGGAGAGAGTGGGGATTGATTTAGTGTTCATTTGTTATGAGATCCATCGCAAAGACCACTAAGTGATTTACCACAAGCACATTCCTTACCTTTAGCTATTAAACATATATCTTGGGACATTTTTTCAATCATGTTGTTAAAATAACCCTCTACACTGAACCCTTTTACTTTACCTGTTTTTACGTAGTTATTCCAGATATTTTCATTATCGATTTTGTAAATACCATACCATGCTCCCTTAACAGGACTAAATCCATATTTGTTAGATTTGTCAGTGGCTGGGTCCTCAACTAACCATGTTTCTACTAAGTAAGCATCATCTACCTTATCAGCACTATTGTGTTCTAGGTTTACACTATCAATCAACTTATCCTTCATCATTTTGTAGGATATTTTCTTAATAGCATCCTCAGTAAAGTATACATAATAAGGATTTCCATTATCATCCTTACGTAAAATAAGCTTATTAGGGATCATTAGAGCTCCAACTAACATTTGTTGTTCATCAAGTGCTGCGAATGTATAATCGACAATCGAACCTGTAGTTTCAGCAACATAGTTAGGTAATGTGGTAACATCTACCTCCATTTCTTCATGTGTAGCACATGGCATCCATTTATCACCCATTTGATGAGCACCTTCACAACCCATCATTCCAGCAGCAATCAATGCTTCCTCTTTTGTATCATATAGTTTAGCGAACATCTCATTTTTAATAAGATCCTCAACTAATAGTGCTTCGAAG